GTAGATGACGAGCGCGGGGTTATCCGCACCTTGGAGCACCACGCCTTGCTGGGTGATGTTGAACAACTCTTGGGCCACGGCCTCAGCGTCTTCAAAATCTTTGACTCTCAACTCGGCTTTCGCCTTGCCGTAGCCATCCAGTTTGGCTTGCCATGCTTTTTGCTGATTCATAACTTCAGCTTCTTGCTTGGCTTGGGCTTCATCGGCTTGTCGCTTGCGCTCAAACCAATCGGCCAGTGCTGCCTCGAATTTGTCAGCGTCATAGTCATGGTCTTCAAGACTTGGCTTCTTGCCTAGCACGACCGGCTTGGTCTCAGTCTGTGCGGTGCTTTGCAGCTTGCCTTGCAGTTCACGGTTTTGCCGTTGCAATTCTCTGTTCGTCTTACGCAGCTCGCGTACCCATTCAGGCGCGTGAGTCTGTTCTTCGGGAGGTGGCGCTTCCTCACCAATGGATACGATCACCTCGTCGCTGTCGCCTTCGCCATCTTCGGTTGTCTGGTCTTCGCCCTGGTCGCCAACGGATTGTTGCTCGTCGGTTGTTTGCTCAGTGCTTTGGCCTTCGTCCTCAATGACGATGGTGTCATCGTCTTGGTTTTCTTCTCCTGATACTGCCTTTGTGTTCATCTTCTGACCCCATCAAACTCACCCATTAGAACGGCTGGGTGGATGCCGTTTATCACATTCTCGCGCTTTTTCATTCATCTTACAACTGGTTGAATGATCTGGCCTTGCAAAATTTGTTGTACTGCCTCTGCATTTGTGAGCGCCATGTTCTGCGCGGTCTCGTCAACTTTGCCCAAAGTCTCCAGTGTTTGAGCGCGTTTGAGTTCTGCGCTGGCCACGGTTTCGACGGTGTCGGCTCTGGCTTTGGCTGCCTTGGCAGTTGCTTCCTCGGCTGCGGCTTGCAAATACATGGCATTCGGGTCTTGCGGCTGTCCCTGCATTTCGGCCATGAGTTCTTCGGCTTCCATGTCGGTTGGCTTGACCACGCCCATGCGCAAGAGCTTCTTGCGGAAGTAGGCATTGGCATCGCTTACGCCTTCGCCTTCCATGTTCATCATGGCCATTGCGGTCAGCACCTGAGCTGTTTCTGGGTCTTGGGTGATCTGGAGCATGCCGGTCAGAGCGCGGACAGTTGCCTGTCGCTTGGTACTGCTCGATGGTCCAACGTCTGCGATCACATCAAATGTGGCGCTGGTGAGATCGTTGGCCATAACCATTTCGCCAGTTTCCTGATCGATGGTTGGCTGCATCAGCTCGACCATGCCAGCCTCTCCAGTTGGTGCGATGGTCTTCATCTTGCGCTTGTCTTCGGTGTAGATGTCGCGTGCCATTGAGAGCCAGATTTCACCGCAGCGCTTCATGCCCTTGGCAAAGTTGCTCATGTAGATGAAGGCTTGGCCATCGACTCTGGCCTGAATCATCTCAACGGCCTTGCCTGAGATGTTGCTGACCATCTTGTCTGCTCCAGCTGGGTTGCCCAGAATGTCCTGCATGTCGGTTTCGGTGATCTGCAAGAGCGCGGCCATTGCCGGTGGGATGGCTGCCGATCTAGTGTAGGCCACTGGACCGCTGACAGCTTGGTTGCCATTCTGATCTGTGATCGGGTTGATCAGCAGGTACGGATAGTCTTTGAGGTTGTCCTCGGCCCACATGACTTGATGGCCAGCGACCTGCTCAGGCGTGAGGATTGGCTTCTCGACTGAGGACAAGGCGCTGATCTCACCCAGCTTGGACAGTTGCATATTCTTGAGGCGCTGGGCATCCTTGGCCAGACGCACATGGCCCATGCATCGCTCGACGTTGTCGACAAACCAGCGTTTGCCGTAGACGACCACGATTGGAATGCACTTGCCTGCAATGTAGCCTGCGTCTTCGAGCACCTTGCCGCCCGACATGATGTACTTGTGCACGCGCTTGGTCTTGATCTTGCGCTGGCGCACTTCGATTGTGCCGATGGCTGCCAGTGTTTCCTCCAGCATTTCATCTTTGGCAAAGTCTTCTTGGGTGTAGCGTTCTTCCTCGCCTGTAATAGTTTGGAAGATGCGGATGGTCTCGGTCTTTTCCTCGATCTTGAAGTACTCGGCAACATAGACCACATCGGGTGTGCACCAGTCGAATTCATATTGATGGATGATCTTTGGCCAGCTTGCTGGGTCATCGCCCCATGTGTCTTTGTATGCCTGGCGCGTCATCGATGTGACAACAAAGCAGAATCGTGCATCAGCTTTGTCTTGGCGCTTGGCCTGCAAGTCGAAGAACACTGAGCTGTCAGCATCGAAGATCGGCTCAATGCGGATGCGCTGGCGGTCGTCTTCTGGGTCTTCCTCGTTTTCGTAGACTGTGCGCAAGCGCCATGCACCGATGCCGCCACCGACCGCTTCCTCGAATGCGTTGTCGTAGGCTTCATCGGCCACCGATGCCTGCTCGTCTGCTCGGTAGAGGCCATCACAGACCTCGGCCAGCTTGTCGTTCTCAGTGCCATCTTTTGAGACGAAGTCCACCGTGATGCGATTGTTTCGGTATTCGTTGACCACTCGGATCACGGCCAGCATGATCTTGTTGACCTCGAACTTGGGTTTGTTCTCGTACTGGTCCCAGAGTGGGCCTTCCCACTGGCTGCCTGCTAGGGAGTAGAAGCGTCTGTCTTGCAGGCATTGCAAGCGCTCGTCGCGAAGTGCGCTTTGCACATCATCGAATTGCGCGAGGGCTTCGTCGTGCAGGTTCGCAAGGCGTTGATCGTTTGAGAGTCGGGCCATGTTATATCCTCATTTTGTGTGATTTTCTCACCATTTCTTTACATTTGGCAATGGAGTGAATGTTGCAGGCTTCGTGATGGCCGATCGTCTCACACCTTCGCAGGCATAACGCAGGGCATCGATCACGTGGTTTTTCTTGTCTTCAAGCACCGGCAAGATTTTGCCAGTCAGTGGGTCTTGCTTGTAACTGTACAGTGTCAGCTCGTCAATGGTGTGGATGCATCGAGGATGCACCACGATGTCGTAGTTCTTTAGGAACTCGATTCCTTCCTCGACCGACTTCGGACCTTTGACCGCTGTCATGATCTTTGGAAAGCCATTCTTTTTCATGTGGCTGATCGTCTCTGGCCTGGCTGAGTCGGCCACGATTGGCCACTTCTCGGCCTCGGGCACCTGCATGAACAGCTCAGGTGTGTTGACGATCTCGCAGCCAACCATGTAGGCCTCGTAGTCGATGTAGAGCGTGCGGCCAATGATGTGGCAGCGCACCAGCGTGGTCGGGTCGACTGCAAAACCCCAGTCTGCACCGAGCCTGTGGATTGCGTCTGGCGGTGCCTCGAAGTCCTCGACGCGCCAGTTCTTGAACACCCTGGTGTTGCTATTTGTGAGGTAGCTTCCCATCCAGACATGCTGGTATTTGTCTGGGTCGCGCCTCTTGTCGTACTCCATCTCGTCGCGCAGGACTTGGGGAAACCAAGGGTTGTCGGTGAAGTTGACCTTCAGGACTTGCGCGTCTTTTGGCGGTGTTGGACCGCGCAGCAGGAAGTCGACAGGGTCATTCTGCTGGCGCGGGTTCCATGTAAACCAAAGCTCGGAGTCTGGCTTGCGGATGGTTGGCCGCAACAGGTCAAGGCTGGTCTGGCTCAGGCTTTGAGCCTCCTCCACCCAAGCGCAGTCATAACCTTCTAGCGATTTGATCGAGTCGGCTGTGTGGTTTTGCATGCCTTGGAAGATGATCATGCCATCGCCTTTGCGTGACTTGATCACGGCTTCTTGCACCTCGAAGTATGCGCCAGCGTTCATTTGCTCGATCTTGGTTTCGAGCAGGCGCTTGACCGATTGGTTGAGTGACTTCTGGATTTCACGCACGCAGACGCTTCTGCGCTTCTGGTCCATGATGTGGGCCTCGATCATCAGCTCGGCAAACATGTGGGACTTGCCAGAGCCTCGGCCACCCCAAGCGCCTTTGTATCGGCTTGGCTCCAGCAAGGGCACTGCCCACTCGGGGGTTTGAAGTTGCAGGACTTTACCCATTCTTGACGATCACTCGCTCGATCTTGGCAAACTCCAGAGGCGCACCATCTGCGCCAGTCAGCTCATGCTTCTGGGTTTCGGCCCAGCGCATTTGCGTCTTGCTCCACCAGATGGCTGCGGTCGTGTCGCCTGCCATGACTTTCTGGAATAGGGTTTTCCCTACCTGTCCGTTGGCCTTTGCTTTTCCTGACAGCAACTCGGTTGCGAAGTGCTTGCGCAGGGTGTCGGTGTCGATTCCATCGCGCACCAGTACTGCGATCTGCTCGATCGGCAGGCCGTATCCTGAGAGCGCTTCGACCTGTTTGCGCTCGGCATCGGTCGGCTCAAATGCTGGCCTGCCAGCGCCTGGTCGAGCACCGCCATTGGGTCCTCGCTTTTTTAAGACCGATTTTTCAGTTTTCGTTGCCATTTTTTACCTCCGCGAAAGGTTTTCCGGTTTCTGCGTGTGTTGCGATTTTGCCAGTGAAGTCCTGCCAGCGCTTGACGATCACATCGACGAACTTCGGGTCCAGCTCCATCAGGCGTGCTTTTCGGTTTGCTTTTTGGCAGGCAATCAGCGTGCTTCCGCTGCCACCGAACAGGTCGAGGACGATCCATCCATCCATGCTTGACCATTCCACCATGCGTTGCACCAGGCTGACTGGCTTCATTGTTGGGTGCAGATCGCTCTTGGTTGGCCGATCGTGTCGCACGATTGTCGTTGGCATTTGCTCTTTGATCTGCTTGAGCATGGCCACCAGCTCGTCCTTTTTCATCTTGTCGATGTCGAGATCGTCATCGATCACCGTGGTCAGGGTGAAGTCACCACAGAAGTGGTGGCCTTTTCCTTCTTTCCATCCGTAGAGGATTGGTTCGTGTTTCCAGTTGAAGTCTTGGCGCGAGAGCGTTCCGCTTTGCTTCACCCAGATCAGGACTTCGGACAATTTGAGGCCTGCTTCGACCAAGCAGTCGGAGAAGGCTGCGCGTTCGGATTCACCGTGGGCCACGTAAATCACCGCGCCTTCGCGCATGTTCTCGAAGTATCTGGCATAGACCGCTTGCAAAAACTTTCTGAATTCTGACTTGCTCATGTCGTCATTCATGATCTTGCCTGCTTTTCCATCGACCGCCACGTTGTAGGGTGGATCAGTCCAGACGAGATCAGCTTTGTCGCCATCCATGAGCTTGGCCAGATCATCGGCCTGCGTGCTGTCTCCACACATCAGTCGGTGTTCACCCAGCAGCCAAACGTCACCGCGCTGGCTTTTTGGTTGCTCTGGGATGCTTGGGACTTCGTCTTCGTCTGTGTGTCCATCAGTAGGCTCTGGTGCCATGAGTGAGGCAAGCTCATCTTTGCTGAATCCTGTGAGCTCCAGATCAAAGCCAAGGCCTTGCAAATCTGCCAGTTCAAGTCCGAGCATTTGATCGTTCCATCCTGCGTTCAGCGCCAGCTTGTTGTCAGCGATGACATAGGCTTTCTTTTGGGCTTCGGTCAGGTGATCGAGCCGGATGCATGGGACTGTGTCCAGCTTCATGCTTTTGGCCGCCATGACTCGACCGTGTCCGGCAATGATTCCACCATCACCATCAACCAGCACTGGATTGGTAAATCCGAACTCTTTGATGCTTGCAGCGATCTGGGCCACTTGAGCATCCGAGTGCGTTCGGCTGTTTCGAGCGTATGGGATGAGTTTTTCGATCGACACGTGTTCGATCTTGGTTTTTGAATCGTGGGTTTTTGTGGTCATTGTGTATTGTCCTTCATGTTTTCGATTCGCGCCAGTTTCATGGCATCTTTTAAATCCATCCTGAGTTGCTCGTTCGCGGCCTGCTCATCTTGAAGCCTGATATAGACCTCGGTTGCAAACTTGGCCAGCGTGTCATGTTGCCAGCTTACAAAATTTGGTGTCTCTCTTTGTTTCGTCATGTTAGTACTTGTTCACCTTTCTGTGGATAACTTCACCTTCAAAATCTGCCGCATCGATGCCCCCCTGTCCCCCTCACCCTAAAGGGTGTGAGGGGAGGGGAGGGGGCTTTTCGAGCGTTTTGCCCCCTAACCCTGATTTGCCCCCTAGGGGGATTCAGGGGGCTAGGGGGGTTCATTCTTGGCCACCTTTTCGCATCATCATGGCACTTGCTTGCACATCGTCGATCACCATCCAGCCGTGTTCAAGTGGGCTGATGATCTCGGACAGGATGAGTGCTCCGATTAGTTTTTCTGGGTAGGCTGCGCTCAAATCGTTCTCGATCGTTCTGGGTTTTCTGCCATCAGCTGCTAGCTTGTCTTTGAGTGCCGACCTGCTGATATAGGGTAAACCCTCGCGTATTTCAGCGCCTGTTCCCCACCATGCGTTCTCGAATGTTTTGCGGTGCGCGTCCAGTTTCGACTCTTTTTTCGGGGCTGTTGGTGCTTCAGCTTGGACAATCACAGCACTTGTGACCTGCTGGTTGTCTTCATCGCGCCAGCCAGGGATGGCCACTTGTTGCAGCTCAACGTGGATGGTCTCGGCCAGTTCTGCGTCTTTGGACTTGCGCTGCACGATCTGCATGGGCACGCCTTCTTTGCCTGGCACAATGCTGATCTCGATGTCCAGAGCACCTCGCCATGCGCTTGAGCCTCGCGCCCTGTGCTGGGCTTCCTCGGCCACGCCTGTGTGGTGCACCAAGATCACCGAGCAGTTGAATTCCTGCATGAGTGCGTTGCATGCGTCCAGCATGGTCTTGGCATCTTGTGCGCTGTTTTCATCGCCTGAGAGGAATCTGTGCAGGGTGTCGACCACGATCACGCTGGGTCTGTCTTTCAGCATCCTGACTTGCTCGACCACTTTGAGGTAGCCGGTCGGGGTGTTCAGGTCGCAGCCATCTTTGGAGAGCCACATGGCCAGCTTTCCTGCTTTGTGGTGGTGCTTCCATGCTGCCACCCTGCCGCGCAGACCGTGGTGGCCTTCGCCTGCCAGATAGACCACGTTGCCTTGGCGCACTTTGTGGCCTGCCCAGTCCTCTGTTCCGCTGGCCATGCGCAGGCACCAGTCCAGCACCACAAATGTTTTGCCGCCACCGCTTGGGCCGTGGACCATCACTAGGGCTTGGGATTGAATCCAGCGTTTGACGAGCCAGCTGATGGGGCTAGGTTGAGCGCAGAAGTCATCGGCTGGGATGAGCCAGTCGTCTGCCGGTGGCATCAGTAGGCCTGCCAGATCGTGGCCAGCCTGTGCATAATCGTTGGCATCACCGAGTATCGGAGGCATAACCATGCGTGCGCCATATTTAGCACTGGCCTGCTCTGCGTAGCGTTGGCCAACACCGCTTTGGTCATGGTCTGCGACGATCACGATGTCTTGAGTTGCTCCATACATTTCCCTGAGTGTGCCAGTGACCGGCACCAGATTGCTGGCGCTGTAGGCCACCACGACTGGCCTGTCGGTAGTTTCGTGGATGGTGGCTGCCGTTGCGAAGCCCTCGGCCACGAACAGAGTGCCTGGCTCATCTAGTGAGCCTACCATCCAGAACTTGCCGCCTGTCTGACCGCCTGGGTGGTAAAGTTTGCCGCCTTCGTGGTCGATGTATTGCAGGGTGGCCAGAGTGCCATCTTCGTCATAGAGTGGTAGCACCAGTCGACCGTCTCCTGTGATTCGTGCACCATGCGTTTGAATGCCCTTTTTGGCCAAGTAGGGATGCTCGGCATTTGCTGGGTTGGCCGTTGTCCATATTTTCTCGACTGTCTCGCTGGCCACTTGGTGCTGTCGCTCGATGGCTGCGTCTCGCAGGGCTTTGGCCTCGGCCAGTCGCTTGGCGTGTGACATTTCCTCGGTCTGCGTGAGTTTTCGTCCTACGTCTGCACGCCATGTCACTTCCATGCCTGCTCGCCAGCATCCGAATCGACCGGCTGGGATGCCATCACCGAACACCAGATACCAGCCTGGCTTGTCACCGTGGCCTGGTGCGCCTTTAGTGCCGGACTTGAATCTGTGAATCTTGCCATCCATGAGGATTTCCTCTGGTGGCTGGAGGCCTGCTGCACGCATTGCGTCAATGAGCTGCGCCTCTGGTGGTGCGACGAGTTTCTCGGGTGGTGGTGCCCAAGGGCCACCAAGTACTTTTGAGAGGTCAGCCATGCGTCACCTTGCGGCTTTCCAAGTAGTTGGACAGCGCCAGCAGGACTTTGTGGGTTGGGTTTGCGTTGGGGTTGTCTCGCACTTGACGAATGGTGTTGTAGTGCACACCAGTGGCTTCGGCCACCTTGACAGGCATTCGATCGGAGAGCGCGTCTCGTATCTGCTCTAGGGTCATCATGTTTTTTTCCTTTGTTGAAAATATTTATTGCGATGTGTGGATATTACACTAAAAAATGGTTTATAGTTGCGTCACACCTCGAACTGATTCCCAGACGGAGGTGCAAAAAAAAAGGAGAGCCAAATGGCTATCAATTTGAAATCGACCGGCAGCTTGTCTGCCAATGGAGTGAAGTTGTTGGTGTACGGCCAAGCCGGTGCTGGTAAGACCACGCTTGTCAAGACCCTGCCAAATGTGATTGTTCTCAGTGCTGAGGGTGGCCTGCTGTCCATTCAGGACGCTGACCTGCCTTACATCGAGATCGCCTCGATGGACGACTTGCGCGAGGCCTTCACATGGGCTAGAGACAGCAAGGAGGCCGCAGGCTTTCAGTCGGTGGCGCTTGACTCGATCAGCGAAGTTGCTGAGGTGGTGTTGTCCCATGAGATGAAGAAGTCTAAGGATGGCCGCGCAGCGTATGGCGAGATGAACAGCACTATGCAGGAGCTGATTCGCGCCTTCCGCGATCTGCCAGGCAAGCATGTCTACATGTCGGCCAAGTTGGAGAAGTCCACCGACGAGATGGGCAAGATGCTCTACAACCCAGGCATGCCTGGCAAGAGCCTGACACAAGGCCTGCCTTACTTCTTTGATGAAGTGCTGGCGCTGCGTGTTGAGCGTGATGCCGAAGGCGTGACCCAGCGTGCGCTGATGTGCGAC